CGCACTACGAGCGAGTTCGGGACTACGTTCGTCCAAGTGCCAGGAGTGCCGCCGGTAATACAGACCCAGAACGTGCCGGTCTGGTCGGCCACTACGTCGCCAGCGACGAACGTTCCGCTAGTTGGGTAGCTCGAAGCGGTGACACCGACGAAGCGAGTCGTTCCGGCAGTAGCACCCGTGAGACCCGTGACCTTGAAGTCTGGTGCAGAGATTTCTCCGGTGAACGTAGCGCCGGAGAGCGGAGCCAACTGGTTCAGCAGGTTTGCGTCAATCGTCTGGGCAATCTGGTAGCCAGCCGTGATGCTCTGAGCAGTTGTGCCGTACTGGGCGCGAGTAATCGTAAACGTGTCCGTAGAAACGGCAGTCACACGGACAATCTCGGCATTGGTGCTAAGAGGCTGAACGCCAGCAGGCCAGATAGTTGCGTCGAACGGGGCAGTAGGAAACAAAGAACCCTGCCCAGCCGTGACCACGAGCGACGTGCCGGACGTGGCCGGTGAAGGTGCTGTGGCTACCAGGCTGTAGGCAAAATTCTTTAACGAATCCATTTATTCCTCGTCGTTCGTTTCGGGCAGGGTGTAAGTTGCTACGGCAGTAGCGTTGAAGGTCTGCTCGTCAGGCATTAGGAAATCGACAGCGTGACCGCGCCAGTGGCGAAATTGACTGAGATACCGCTAGGAAGCGAGCCAGTCAGACCAGTGGTGGTACCACCGCCGAGGTAGGTACCAGAGGTAGAGGCAGTCCACACGCCAAAGTAGCCAAGACCACCCGCAGCGGCAGGCAGGCTGGTAAACGTAATGGATGCCGTGTTGGACTCCGAGCCAGCAGAGGCAGAGGTGAACACGATGGCCTGACGTGCGTATGAGCCACCAGAGATTTCGTTCGCACCGTTCTGGGCGGGGTCGCCTGAGTGCAGGGAAAGGTAATAGGTGGTGCCTGGTACAAAGACACTAGAAAGTGCTGTGTTCTCTGATGCTACCGATAGACGTGCCATGATTGCTCCTTAAAGGACGGATTCGCCCTTGCTAATAGCGCCTTGAATTTCATCAAGTTGCTTACCGAGTTTGGTGTCGCCACGGAGAGTGGTGTTCGTTTCCACTTCCCATTTAGAGTCAGCGCGGGCTTCAAGCCGAGCTGCGCCCTTGACGGACTTGGGCTGTAATCCGTTCTTGCGTAGGCGCCGGTAGGCTTCCACGTCTTTGTGCATCTTCTTGGTTGCCTTCTCGGTGTAGCCAGCGTCAGAGCGCGTGGGCATCGTCGAGGGGGCAAAAGAGATTGAAGCGACCTTGCACCCGAAACATCCTTCGGGGCAAAGGCCTTGGTTGTGTGGTCGTGCGGTCATGAGAAGTGTGCTGCTCCGTATCCGGCACCGAGCAATGCCGTCTTCTCGGCATCTGTAACGTATGTCGGTCCCATGTATACCTTAGTAATCCAAGGGTTCTGTATTACGACGCTTCGTACCTGCACCGAGGGGCGCTTGCTGTAGTCGACGTAGTACGAAGTTGAGTACGGTGACGCCGGGTCATCGGGGTTGTACGGGTACGGAATGTTTGTGTTGGTAATGCTTACGACACCACCTTGAGGGTCGAAGCCGTTGGGGGTGTCCTGCACAAACGTGCCATCGCTCAAAGCAAAGACGTAGATGTACCGAGACCGGTTAGGGAAGTATCGGAACAAACGGTTCGCTAATCCGCCCATCCCCGGAAGAATGGGCGGATTGTCATGGGCGACGGGCGGAGTGAAAGTTGCCACTCCGTACTACTTTCGACCAGTTGCTCCGAGTTGCATCGCAGCAATCGCGTCAGTCATGTTGCGTCCACCAGCCGTCTGAATTTCAGGACGTGGGTCGGTAGCGGTCCCAACAGGAAGGTTCACGCGGTCAGCGCCCATCATGCTCTGTTCAAGAACAGTCGTTGGGCGGAAGTCCATTACGAAGCCTTCGCGGGGAGCGTCGACGCTGTAAACGGGGTCATAACGGCTAGGCATTAACTGTCCTCCCGGACCTTGAAGGGCATGACTTCGGGCTGAATGGTTGCAGCCGCGTACTCAATGTTGGTGGTACCGGTGATAACTGGCGACTGCCAGCCGTCACGGTTGGTGTTTGCTTCGATGCCACGGTTAGCCGGGCCAGACGTTTCCGTTGAGGTCACGTTGGGCGGGATAACGCCAGTGTCAATAGTGTTTGCGGCGCCACTGCGGAGGTCGAACTCCGAAATGGTTTTAAATGCGGCGCGTGATTCCATTATTTCCACCTTGCGTCGACGAGCGAGCACTGACCGCAATAACATGGGTCAGAGGTTTCGCCCTTTACAGCCTTCGCGTTGTTGGCCTTAGCAGCAGCAACTCGGTCGTAGGTGCGACCCGGAATCTGACCTGCGGCGTCGAGGCCACGAGTCAGGCCGAGGCCTGTGGGTACTGTCATAGTTCCTCCGATGCTTGTTGCTCGGAAACAGGGACGAGTACGCCGTTGAGGTCTGTGAGCCGGTCGCAGAGCAGGCAGTGGATTTCATCAATCCCTGCCTGCACGTCGAACGAACCACATGCAGCGCAACTACGCGGCCAAGGCATACTCGTCCCCTATTCCTGTTACTAGGCCAGTGGTGAGCCGGACTCACCAAGGTCGATGGCTGGGTTGTACTGCGAGTCGATGTCGCCACCGAGGGTCGTAGAGTGCTCAAGACGGAGCACCGACGCCTGACGGAAGATGGCGTAAGCACCGAGCCAGTACCAACCCAGTGGCACGTAGCGACGCAGACGGTCAGTGATGGGACCTGGCACAACGTGTGGGTACGCGCCGTTGCCGTCCACCATTGAGTACGCCTTGGCAAGAGCCTGGCGACCCAAGATGAGGGTGCCGTACACGTTCACACCGGTCAGCGAAGCCGAAGCCGTAACCGTACCACCAACCGTAGGAGCGTTGCTGGACGAGTTGCTGAAGGTGAAGGTGTTGCCGTCAACGTAGGTCACGGTGTTGGTACCGGTGCCCAAGGTTGCCGTACCAGCAGTCAGCGTAGCGCCGATGGTGGGAGCAGCACCCGTGAAGGTACCCGAGAACGAACCAACCGTAATCGTACCGGAGAAGGCGGACTGAGCCGAAGCGGCACCAGCACCAGCGTAGATTGGAGCGCGAGGCGTTTCAATCCAACGGACGCCTTCGAAGGCACCCATTTCACCGGTCCAGATTTCACCTGGCTGCGAGTACGTGTGCGGGGCACGCCAACCCATGTTGTTCAGACCCGAGAACGTTTCGCCCTGGATGTCTGCGACAGTGTCAGGGTGAACGTAACCCACGTACATGCCACCGAAGGTAGGCACGTTCTGCGAGCGCAGACGGGCACGAGCGGCGCGGATGTCGACAGAGCCAAGGGTGCTCGACGTAGCGACCGAACCACGAGCAGTGATGCTCGACTGGATGGACGAAGCGCCAAGGCCTGAACCGTACATGACGTTGGTACCGCTGTCAAGTGCCTTACGGGCAATCGTGTCGATGGACACACCAGCGTTGTAACCAACCACGTTGGCAACAACAGGGTCAATGTCCACGAACGAGGTGCCGCGCAACTTGGCAGTGGTGAGCACAGCGTTACCGTATTCGGCCAAGGTCAAGGTGACCTGTGAGTCCGAGAGGGCAACCGTGTTCACGTCCTGCGACTCGGACAGAGCCGAGGTCGAGATGGGCAGGTCGTTAACGATGGTGAACGTTACTGAGGCACCAGGCATCGACTGTGCAGTGGGCTGCACGTCAGCGGCGGCGTCGAAGTAAAGTTCGGGGCGGAGAGCAAAGTATGCCAGTCGGTCATACGCTGCCTTGGAAAAGTCAAGAGCGGAAGTACCGCTACCTGATGCGCCGGTACCGGTGTAAGCATCGGTACCAGCAGTTGTGTAGGCGTCAGTCGCCATTATGGGTGTTTCCTTTCAGGAAGTTGAAAGGCTTAGTACATCCCCACACCAGAGACTCCGACCTTGCGGCCGATGTCGCTGTTCGCGATACGCATGACTTCCTCTACACTCCCCGCGTTCGCCAAAGCCGCTAGGAACTCCTGCTGGGGGTCTGGCGTTGCGCCGACCGAACCAATAGTCGCACCCTGCGCCCGACGAAGGGCTTCGAGTTCAAGGTCATTAGACGGTGCTGCTTGCCGTGCTGGAACATCCAGAATGCCGTATTCACGAGCCTTCTCTCGAATTGAATCGAGGTCAGCCTCACCACGGTACGCATCACGAAAAAGATTTCCGAGAGGCGAATCTGGGATTCCTGCCTTCGCAAGCAATACTTCACGCTTCTGATTTTCAAGTTCCTGGCGCATCTGCTCCAGTTCCTTGCGAGCCTTTTCAGCCTCACGCAACTGTCGCCGGATGTTCGGGTCCAGTGGTTGATTCTGAGATTCAGTCTCGAAATCGTTGTCGTCGTCGTATGCCATGCAATCGCTCCTTGCGGGTACGCACTTTGCCAGAGGTTAACAAAGCGGAAATTCGGTTAATGCACGCTGGTACGCACCAAGGTTG